AAGACGCTTCGCACGGAGATACCGATTGTGGATATGCGGACCGTGCCTAAGCTGCCGTCTGACGAGGATCTATGATGGAGACGGAGCGCGCGCAGCGGGGCCCTAGGCCCATGCCGCAGGGGAAAAAGGATAGGAAGCAGGCGATTCGTGAGGATCTGCCGCACCTCTTTCGTCACAAGTTCTACCCGTGGTCGCTGGAATTTTTTGAATCCACGAACCGGATGAACTTCCTCACCGCGGCCAACCAGCTCGGGAAAAGCTCGATTCAGATTTGCAAGTGCATCGACTGGGCGACGAACGTGAAGCTCTGGCCCAAGCTCTGGCCGGGCTCGCCACAGCCGAACCTGTTTTGGTACTTCTACCCGGACCAAGCGACCGCCAACACCGAGTGGGAGACGAAGTGGTCGCTCTATCTGCCCCGGGGCGTGATGAAGAGTGATCCCGTTTTCGGGTGGAAGGAGAGCAAGGACAAGCGCGACATCAAGGAGCTGCGGTTCAACTCGGGCGTGGTGGTTCAGTTCCGCACGTACTCGCAGAAGGCATCCGCCATGCAGGCTGGCACGGTGTACGCGATGTTCCTCGATGAGGAGCCGCTTGAGAACCTGATGCCCGAGCTGTTTTTCCGCCTCTCTGCGACGGACGGCTACATGCACGCGGCGTTCACGGCGACGATTGGGCAGGACTACTGGCGCAGGGTCATGGAGCCCAAGACCGAGGAGGAGGAGATCCACGCCTCCGCTTGGAAAAAGACGGTGAGCTTGTATGACTGCATGTTCTACGCGGACGGGTCCCCGGGCCCGTGGACGGTGGAGCGGATCGAGGCGAGGAAGCGCCAGTGTGCGACGCAGGCTGAGATCGACAAGCGGATCTTCGGGCGGTTCGTGCTTGCGGAAGGTAGGAAGGTCGAGCAGTTCGCGCGCGAGAAGAACACGTGCGAGGCGTTCGACATCCCGAAGGGCTGGCAGATATACGGGGGTGTGGACCCAGGGAGTGGCGGCGAGCGGGGGCATCCTTCCGCAATCTGCTTCATCGCGGTTCCTCCCGGGATGCGGAAGGGCTACGTGTTCCGCGGCTGGCGGGGGGACTACCAGAAGACGACGGCGGGCGACACGCTCAGGAAGTTCGTCGAGCTGCGCGGGGATCTCCAGATGACGCAGGCGGCGTATGACCACTCGGCGGCTGACTTCGGGATTATCGCGGAGCGTTACGGCGAGACGTTTCAGAAAGCGGACAAGGGGCAGGAGAAGGGGACGGACCTCATCAACTTGCTCTTCAAGAACCGGATGCTCTTCATCTTCCGGGGCGATCCTGAGCTTGAGAAGCTCTGTTCGGAGTTGTCCACGCTCTCGGGCAAGACGAGGAAGTCGGTGGCGAAGGACGATTTCTTCGACTCGCTCCGCTACTGCGCAAACCTCATTCCGTGGGACTGGACCTACCTCGATGAGACGACCGAGGAGGGCGAGGTGATCGTCAAAGAACCGCCTGAGCCCGAGGACGCGCGGCAGAAGGAGCACCGGCTCCGCAAGGAGTTCGTCCTTTCCTCCTTTGAACAGGCGGATGCGGACTCGATCGACGCGCAGTTTGACGAGATGAACGACCTTTTGGGGGTGTGATGGCGAAGCTCACGGCAAAGGAGATGGAGTCGCTGCTTGAGGCGTGCGCACGGGCCGGGGTGTCTCGGCTGAAGATGCCCGGGCTTGAGGTGGAGTTCCGGGGGGCGGTTGAAAACGCTGTAAAAAAGTCGGATGAGGGCGGTACACTTGAGGAAAGTGGTACGCTCGAAAGCGTGGAAGCCCAAGGGGTGGCCCAGGGGGAGCTTGAGATACGAGAGGATCAGGTGGAGACTCTCCTCATCGCAGACCCGGTGGAGTTTGAGCAGCGCCTCGTACAGGGAGAGTTAGAGGAAGATGAAGCGCCACAAGCACGACGAGCTGGAACGCATCTACAGTGAATCGGAGAGCATCGACCAAGCTCTCTTCGCTGAACAGCGTTCCAACATCCTTCTCTACATCGGCGAGCACTACAATCGCCGCTCTTCGCGCTACTGGAGCCGCATCCGCGATTCGCGGGATCTGACGACCGAACAGAAGATTCGGATCACGAAGAACCACATCCAAAAGATCCAAAAAACCGCGATCAACAACCTGATCTCGCACGCCCCGTCCGTGAAGCCCGTTCCGAACAACGAGAAGGAGCTTCAGGATCAGAAGGCAGCCGAGATGAACCACGCCGTGTGGCAGTACGAGTGCGAGCGCGTGAACATGCGCGAGCAGGTCAGGCTCGATGCCCAAGACTTCGCCAACGTGGGCGAGGTGGCGATGAAGATTTTCTGGGACACGACGAAGGGTCGGTTCCTGGGCTACAAGCCCGCGGTTGACCCAGCCACCGGCATGCAGCTTGTGGACGAGATGGGCCAGCCCGCCATGACGGACGAGCCCATGTTCTCGGGCGCGCTCGTGTACGAGCGGATCTACGGGTTCAACCTCCTGCGCGCAAAAAGTGCGCAGACGATGGAGGAGTCCCCCTATCTGATCGTGAGAAAGCTCGTGGCAAAAGACGAGCTTCTCCGCATGACGGGCGATGACCCTGAGAAAAAGCAGATCATCGACGGGGCCACGGGCGAGACGTTCCTGATTTTCGAGGGGACGAACCAAGGCTACAAGCAGGACGAGGGGCAAGTGCTCGTGAAGGAGTACTACTTCCGCCCCTGCTTCGAGTACCCGATGGGGTACTACTACATCACCACTTCGGCGGGCGTGCTGTTTGAGGGTGAGCTTCCGTTCGGAAAATTTCCGATCATCTACGAGGGCTACGACGGCGCGCAGACGAGCCCGCGCCACTACTCGGCCATCAAGCAGCTCAGGCCGTACCAGATCGAGATCAACCGCGCGTCGTCCAAGCTCGCAGAAACCCAGATCACGCTGGGGGATGACAAGCTCCTGACCCAAGCGGGCTCAAAGCTCACGAGCGGCTCGACGCTTCCGGGCATCCGCCAGCTCCAGTTCACGGGGGCCAAGCCAGAGGTTCTGCCGGGCCGCACGGGCGAGCAGTATCTCAGCTACCTCAACTCCCAGATCGAGGAGATGTACGCGGTCGGGAACGTCGCGGAAGATACGGAGCTGAACAAGCAGGCCGATCCGTTTGCGATGCTGTTTTTCTCGCTCCGGGACAAGAAGAAATTCTCGCTGTATGCCGAGAAATTCGAGCGTTTCCAGATCAGCAAGTGCCGCTTGGCGCTCGAGCTTCTGCGCGAGTACGCGGACGAGAACATGCTTGTTCCGATGGTGGGCCGTCACGAGATGGTCAACATCGCGGAGTTCAAGTCGGTGGAGCCTCTCTCCTTCCAGATCAAGGTGAAGCCGCAGGTGGACGACATCGAGACGATGTTCGGCAAGCAGCTCGTCATGAACCACGCCATGCAGTACGTGGGTGGGCAGCTTGAGCGCGAGGACATCGGTCGCATGATGCGGGCGATGCCGTTTGGGAACTTCGAGGAAGCGTTCGCCGATCTTACGCTCGACTACGACTCGGCCACGAACATGATCTTGGCGCTTGATCGCGGGCAGATGCCCGTAATTTCGCCCAAGGACAACCACGGCTACCTCATCAAGCGCCTCGTTGCGCGGATGCGGCAGAGCGACTTCATGCAGCTCGACCCGCAGGTGCAGCGGCTCTACGCGCAGGTGTACCAGGGGCTTCTTTCCATTGAGGCCGAGATTCAGAAGGAAATCCAAGCGGCGCAGGCTGGCTTCATTCCGTCTGGCGGCGCTCGCGTGAAGGTGGACTACTACGTGCCGAAGCCGGGGAAAGAGGGCGCGGTTGAGCGCGCGACTCTGCCTGCCGAGGCCGTGGACTGGCTGATTAAGCGGCTGTCGCAGCAGGGCTCCTCGCAGGAGCAGCTCCAGACGCAGCAAGCCGGAGTATTGGCTGACTTGGGTCAGCTCATGGGTGGTCAACCTACTCCTGTCGGGCAGACTCCGCCGCCCGCGCAGGATGTCCAAATGGCGGGGTTAGCATGAGGGCAGGCAAGGCCCTCGGGAGTAGCACATGGATGAAGTGACCACGACGAGTGTTGACCAAACGATCGAAACGACGGGGACGGGAGCTGCACCCGATTCCCTGGCCGCGCCCGCTGGCGCGGAGGCGGCGGCTCAAGGTGTAGGAACGGCTGGGGCCCCATCTTCCTCCAGTCCGGCTACCCCCGCCTCGGCGGAGGGGTTGGCCGCTACTCCTCCTGCTCAATA